CCAAGATGGTGAATCAACACCTCGACAAAATTCAGATCCAGTCGTTCGACCATCAGTTCGAGTGCAGCACAGATCCAGAATTCAAAACCCTGCGCGTTTCGTTCCGCATGCCACCAGGATTCTACACACCGGAGAAGGTCGAAGAGCTCCGCGCGGCTGGCGTTGTCCTCAAGGAGGCGAAAGGTGAATAACCTGACCGAACTGAAAACGTCCGAGCTCGAAGGCGCTGCCTTGGACTGGGCTGTCGGCCGGGCCGCTGGTGTCGACTTCGGGCCTGACTCGCTGCAATCGCCGCGCGAAGTAATCATCGGCGGGTATCAAGGCCGGCCCCGCGTGCACTGGTCGCCAAGGCAGTATTGGGCGCAGCTCGGGCCGTTGCTCAAAACTCACTGCATCAGCTTATTGGACGCTGGCGCAGTTGGGATCGGCCAGAACTACGCGGCCAGGGCAAGCGACTCTATGGGCGTGTACCAGCATCCGACCGATCCGATGTTGGCCGCCTGCCGCGCAATCGCCTGCCGTCACTTCGGCAAAACCGTCGGAATCCCCTCCTACCTCCTGGAAGCCTGACCATGTGGATACTGATGCACAACTGCGGTTGCGGTGGTCCGGCGTTGAAGCGCCCGACCAAGCCTTTGGCCTCTGACCCTATCAGCGACGATGACGTGTTCCGGCTTGATGGGACAAAGTTCGTGCCTGGTGATCCTGTCGTCTGCGGAACCTGCGGGAAAGGCATGCGCCTGATGGATCTGCACCCTGACAACTTCGTCGAGGAAGTTCCGGCCATGGTCGCTGTGAAAATATCCAGGCTCAAAGATGAAGCGCTGGATTATGCCGTAGGGGTTGCGCGCGGCCTGCAAGTCGGTATCGCAAACCGCTACTCTCTCAGCTGGAACCTGACCGGCGAATTGATCGAAGAGATGCGCATGACCTTCGCCACCTTCGGCACCGGGCCGGCAATCAACGGGAAACTTCACATCTACCCGATCATCGCCATCCCTGGGATCCGCGGTAAATACCACGCATCCGAAGGCCCTACCCACCTGATCGCTGCCTGCCGCTGTTACGTCCTGGCGAAAATGTCGATGGACGCCGACGGTGAGGTAATGATCCCGGCAGCACTCGTGACTCAATGATCGATCATCACTGGCGCTCCAGATTCCGAGGTTACCAATATGCTGTTCGCATCCGTTTGGTTCTATTGCATCTTCGTTCACCCTGTCGGCCGCTGAGGGATCACACCATGACCGCTTTGAATAACGCGCTCGCCAATGGGCCGGCGAATGGATTCGTTTACCCGGAGCAACGTCCGCTACAGACCATGAAATTCTGGCCGGATCTCCAGAAACTCAGTGTGGACGGCGACGAAATTCTGGCTGCGGCCATCCTGGATGGCGGGACCATCTTCTGGTGCGCACGCCCGTGTCGCCACCATCACATCATCGCAGCCAAGTGGCGCACCGATGAAAAAGGATTCAGCCAGGAATATGTGCACGGCTTCCTGACCAAAAATGGCCGCTTCCTCGATCGAGCTGAAGCGCATCAAATGTGGTTCTTCTGCCCTGGCGAACTGACCACCGAACAGCTTTGGTAACCAATCCGAACCACCGCGCAATCACGCGCATATAACAGGGGTAACACCGATGAATCATTCGCTCAAATCAGGCGACAACATGAACAACGGCAGCGACTGCGTTGACAAGCCGTACTCCGAGATCCGCGACTATGTCGGCCAGTTGGAACGGCAGACCGATCGCATGAATACCATCATGCAGAATCTGCGCACGCGTCTGGAGTCAGTTTTGATTCCGGTTACGCCAACTCCAGGTGACTCGAAACCAGGCCTGGCCGCTGTTGGCCCATCGACCCAGCTCGGGCAAGAGCTGATCAACATCCTGCACGCCAACGACAACACCGCGGCGCAGTTGAATGATCTGATCGACCGCCTTCACGTCTGACCACTTCGCGCCAGGGACGGCGCAACCTATTCGAGGAAAACCCGATGTCGATCAATGAAACGAATGTGAATCAAGCCGTATCGATGGCGCATGCTGTGGCAGGTCTGGCGCAGAATGTCGGATTGCTGAGCAGTTCGGCAGTTACGAAGCTTTCTGTCGAGGGTCTGATCAGTCGCCTGTCTGCGGTTGCTACTGGCCTGCTGGCCGTTCCGATCACCGCTGCAACCGCTGATGTATCGCCAATTCCGGCACCGATCGGTGATGAGGTGATCGTCAACATCGAAACCGCGCCAGGCCTGACCGTCGAAAAACTCGAGGACCTATCCACGCTTGAAGCCTACTTCGTGCGCGCGGCTGCCTCGGGCGTTATCGACTTCACCGTCCGCTGCACCCACCACCAGGAAGGCGAAGGTGCACATTTTTACATCCATCCTGCCAATATCAGCGGCGAGACGTTACAATTCGTTGTAGCGGAAAATACCCTGCGCAACGTCTGACCAACTCGCCAAGGACGGCGACCTATTCGAGAACGGCCATGACCCTATATTCACTGCTGGACATGGCCGGTTGCGGCTTTGTGGCGCTGCATTATGCGGCTGAGGAAATCGTGGTCGGCGAGCCGCTTGACCTGTCGAAGACCTTCAGCGTCAACGGCGACTACGCCTCATACACCCACTGCACAAGCTGTGGCCGCGCACTCAGTCCGCCTGATATTCGCGTCGATTGGTTCTTCCCCGAGGTGATTCACTGATGGGAGTACCGGTGGACTATCGCCGTGGCCTGGACGCCATGATCGCCAAGCTGGAGCAGAAGACTGGCTTCAAGCTGGAAAACAAAATCATCGCCGACGGGCAGACGTTCCGCGAATGGTGTGAAGAGCTGGGCGCGAATGGCCTGAAGGTCGACGGCCACAAGTTCACCCTACACGACCGGCCGGCGATGGCCTGGATCTACGACCAGATCCCGAGCACTCAAGACGAAGCGTTTCGGACCATCCTGGTGATCATGAAGTGCGCCCAGGTAGGGTTCACGGTGATGGAAATGCTCGCTACCATCTACCTCGGGCTCAAGTTTGGCCCGTGCACCGTGGGCATGTTCCTCCCCGACATGAACCTGGCCGGCCTGAAGTCGTCCGAGCGTTTCATGCCGATCGTGCGGACTGTACCGGAAGTTCACAAACTGATGGTGATGGACGCGGGCGATGGCAGCGGCCACAAAACCGGTGAGGGCAACGTCCGCACCAGGCGCATCGGCGACGCCATGTTCGTATTCAGCTGGACGTCCGGCCGCGCCACCACCGAATCCATCCCGATGGACATCCTGTCCTTCGACGAAGTGCAGGAAATGACGCTCGAGCAGATCGAAAAGACCTACGAGCGTCTGTCGGCCAGCCCGATCAAGTTTATGCAGATGGGCAGCACGGCCAACTGGCCCGACGCCGATATCCACCACTGGTACAAACTCGGCACACAGCACCGCTTTCACACGCGCTGTCCTGAATGCGGATCGATGAAACCGCTGGACGACTATTTCCCCCAGTGCATCCAGTGGGACAAAGAGCGCGACATTTATCGCTACGTCTGCCCGAACGGGCACTACCTGAAAGAAACTCAGGACGGCGAATGGATCCCGGACAACCCGGACGCTGACCGTGGCGTTGAATACGGCGTGCCCTGGAAAGAACGCCGCAAGCGCATCAGGTCGCTGCACTTTCCTCAGTTCCTGTCGCCGACGATATCGGCCGATGAAATCATCAGCGCCTACAACGGCGCGACGGACATGAAAAACTTCTACAACCGGAAACTGGGCAAGCCGTATCTCGACCCGAGCCAGATCCCGGTCACCCTGGAGCATATGGCCAACTGTGTCGCCGCCGGTGTCGCCGCCGGGATCCAGTGGAAAACCCGCGCCAGCGGTTGCTACATGGGCATCGACCAGATGGGCCAGTTCAACGTGGTGGTGATCAAGGAGCGGTTGCCCGATGGTCGCCAGGCTTACGTGCACATCGAGGAGATCTACGACGAGGACCCGTTTGCCCGCTGTGACGTGCTGATGCGCAACTACGGCGTGGCCGTCTGCGTGGTGGAAATCAACCCGAACTACAACGATGCGAAACGCTTCGCCGGGCGTCACCCTGGCCGGGTGTTCATCTGTAACAGCTTCGGCACGGTGCAGGAAGGCATGATTCAGTGGGGCGACGCGCCCAAGCTGGACACGTCCGATCGCCGCACTGATGAGGAGGAGCGTGACCGCTTCACCCTGCGCATGGACCAGTACAAGTGCATGCAGGTGTCGATGGCCAGGTTCACCGCGGCCGATCCACACTGCCTGGTTCCGGATCCTCAGGCCCTGGTCCAGGAAGTACTGGAAAAGGGCAAACGCCACCTGGTGCCCGTCGCGCCGCGGATGTTCCACCACTTCACCAAAACCGCTTTGGTCGCCGAACGCGACGACGAAACAAACGCCTACAAGCGCTCGGTGAAGAAGGTCGGCATCGACCCCCACTTCAGCTACGCCAACATGCTGTGCGACGTGGCTTGGGCCAGATCCCACGGAACCACGAGCTTCATCCTGCCAGCTGAGAAAACGGCCACGCCAGGCCAGGAGGCAATTGTGGAAGCCATGCCAGGTCTGCCGGAGCACATTGTCGCGATGGT